GTTTGCGAAGCAGCAGTACGGCCTGACCACGCTCGACGACGTGATTAAGAGCCTGAAGGCACTGCCCCGCGAGATCAGCCTGAAGTACCAGGCTCAGGCACTCCGCAAGGCGGCGAAGCCCGGCCAAGAGGCCCTGCGGCAACAGACGGCCGCCCTTGGCCAGGTTACTGGCAACCTGCTCGCGAGCGTGTCGAAGGCAGAGCGGAAGTACACGAACAACAAGCAGCAGATCCCCGTGGGCGTGATCGTGATCGGCTTTCGGCGGCCCACGAACGCAAAGAGCCAGAAGGGTGCCACCCCGGCCTTTGTGGGCGGCACTGTGCTGAAGGGGCCGAACCGGGCCTACCACTCGCATCTGGTGGAGTTTGGCACCAGGCCCAGGATGGCTGGCAAGAGCAAGGTGAGCCGCAGGCGCAAGGTCATCCTCGGCGGCAGGATTCAGACAATCGTGGAGCGCGAGAAGAAGCCAGCCGCAGGCCGTGGCGTGCTGTCATCGTGGAAGACGCGCGGCGATTTCACGGGGCGTGGTCTTTACCCAGTGGACTTCATCGCCAGCGGCACCGTCGCAGGCTCGCCCGCCCGGCATCCGCTGCGGAAGGCGTTCAATCAGTCGCGGGCACAGATGCAGAGCATCCTCGACGTGGAGATGCGGAAGGCACTCACGCGGGCCGTGAAAGAGTACGAGCGGAAATACGGCGACTTAGGAGGCCAGTGATGAAATCCCCCGAAGCCGTCCTGCGTTCGGCGCTCATTGCCAATGCCACCGTGGCCGGGCTTGTGGGCAGCCGCGTGTATCCGGTGGTGGCCCCAGCCTCGGCGGCTCTGCCGTTCGTGACGTGGCGGCGCGTGGCGATCCGGCGGCAGCAGACGCTTGGTGCCCCGATGGGCATGCCCGTGACGAGCGTGGAATACAGCATCTACGGGGCGACCTACGAGCAGGCCCGCGAAGTGGCGGATGCGATGCGGTCGGTTCTGGATGGGTACGGCGGAACTTCCAACAATACGGAAGTGAAGCAAACGTCGCTCGAACAGGAGTCCGACGACTTTGTGACGCTGGCGGGTGCGGAACTCCCGCCTGCCTATCAGATCACCCAGCAGTACGACACGTTCTGGATCGAAAGCTAGGAGACATAAAGCATGCCCGCCACTCCGCACGATGGTTCCGGTTCTACGTTCACGTTTGCAGGCGTGGGCTACACCGTCACGAACATCACCTACACGATTGCGGACAACAACGCGACTGACAACATCGACGTGTCGCACCTCGGGCAGACGACCGGCGCGACCGTCGCTACGATGTCGCGTCCCCTGAAGGGTTCGGCGGGCGACACGGGCAAGGAAGTCACCATCGACTACCTCGCCAACGCTGGGGCCACGCCGATCGCGCAGGGCTCGACCGGCACGCTGGTGATCGCTGGAGGCATCACGCTCTCGGCCGGTGCCACCTGCAAGTCGTCCACCATCACGCTTGCCACGAACGACGCCATCAAGGGCTCGGCATCGTTCCAGGTTGCCTAACCGCCAAGGGGGCTTCCCGTGGCGAGTTACAGCACAGGCATCAGCGTGACGTGGAACGGCACGGCCTTCCAAGAGGTCACGGGCCTGTCGTGGTCCTATGGTGGCGACAGCAAGGGGCGCAACGTCGCCTGGACCGACTCGCCAGGCTCCGTAACCGTGGAGTGCCTCGGCGCGGCCAACACCTCCACCGCGCTTTGGAACACGCGCGCCGAGGTGGCGATCTCTGGCGGCGGCCAATCCTTGACGGCCTCGGCAGTATGGGAGTCCGTGAGCGTGGCCAGCGAAGTGAACGGGGTGACCCGTTACAGCGTCACGCTCAAACTTTCCTACTAGGTGAACCATGCCGCTGACCAGAGAACAGATCGACGCCGCAACCGATGCCAAGATCATCACCGTGGAAGCCCCCGAACTCGGCGGCGACGGCAAGGTGTGTATCCGACTGATGAGCGTGGGGGACCGCGATTCCTACGAGATCAAGCTGCTCGAAGGCGACGGCAAGGCCATCCCCGACTTTCGCTCGGAGCTCTTGAGCCGCACGCTCTGCGACGCCGCTGGCAACCTGCTCTATCCCGGCGACGAAGGCGTGGCTGCCCTGAAGTCCCGCAGCGCCGACGTGATGCACCGCCTGTGGCACGCGGCCCTCAAGCACAACGCACTGACTGAGGAGGAAATCAAAAAGCTCGCGGGGGAATGAACGCCAGGCCGACCTTGCAGTTCAAGTTCGCCCTGGCTTCACACCTCAAGAAAACCATCGAAGAGATCGACGCGATGGACTCGCGTGAGTTCTCGCAGTGGATCGCCTACACGCGATGGTTTCGCCCGCTCGACAACCCTTGGCAACAGACCGGCATGATCGTCTCGTCGGTGCTGGCCCCGTACTCGAAGCAGACACCAGACCCGGAAGCGTTTATCCCGATCGAAGACCGAGCCCCCAAGCATCCCTCACAGGTCCGCGACACCATCCGCCGCATGGCGGAAGACCTCAAGAAGTTTGAGCAGTAATGGCAACCATCGGCCTTGGCTTTCAACTGTCGGCATCGGCCACGCAAATGTCGGCTGGCATCAATGCCGGGGTGGTCGAGTTACAGAAGTTGGGTTACGCCGCCAAGAAGACGCAGCAGGACGTTTCGACACTCAAGACAATTGAACTGTCGAGAGCGTTCATCGCCACGGTGCGGACGGCGGCCGGGGCGTTTCAGCAGTTCATTGGCGGCACGGCCGGTGCGGTGGCCAGCATCGACGATCTCTCGAAGCGCACCGGCATCTCTGCCGACATCATCCAAGGCTATTCGCTGGCGGCGAATCAGTCGGGCGTTTCTCTGGAGACGTTCGGCAAGGCGGTGCAGAAACTCACCGTGAACTTGGGAGAGGCACAGACCGGCAACGCCACGGCAATCAAGTCTTTCGCGGAACTCGGCCTGTCGATCACGGACCTGTCGCAGTTGCGGCCCGAGCAGGCTTTCGATGCGGTCGTGGCTGCAATCAGCAAACTACCCAACCCCGCCCAGCAGGCGGCGGCGGCGGTCAGTCTGTTCGGCAAGAGCGGCGTGGAACTCGTGCCCATCTTCCAAGAGGGGGCTGGCTACCTTCAGCAGATGACGGCCGAGGCGCGGCGGCTCGGGATCGTGTTGAGCCCGCAGCAGACGGCCGGGATCGCCACGCTGGATGACTCGCTCCAGAAAGCCCAACTCACGCTCCAGGCGTTCTCCGCTCGCGTGCTATCGGAACTGGCCCCATCTCTCACCAAGGCGGCCGAGGATGCCGCCTCGTTCATCGCCGCCATCGACGTGAAGGCCGTGGCCTCGGCAGTGTCGGCCGCCATCTCTGACCTCGCGGCTGCGTTCCAACTTGTGGCCACGGCGGCCCTGCCGCTGGCTGGCAACATCCTCCCGGCCATCGGCGGGTATCTGGCGTTCATCAATCGCCAAGTCGTGACGGCTGGCATTGCCAACCTTGCGCGGTTCTTCGCAGCGGCGACCGCTTCGGCCTTCGGCTACTCGGCTGCGGCTGGCACGGCGGCGACGGCCACGGTGGCCCTTGGCGTGTCGATCCGTTCGGCGCTCGCCAGCACGGGCATCGGGGTGCTCGTGGTGGGCTTGGGGCTGTTGGCTGGGGCCGCGCTTGAGTGGGCGTTGGCCAGCAAGCAGGCCGGGGCGGAAGTGACGATTGCCGTCGAAGACCCACAGGACGCGATCAAGAAATACCAAGAGCAGATGCGGGCGGCGACCGCGAGCACGCAGGAGTTTGGCCAGCGGGCGAAGGATGCCCTGAAGGTGCCCGATCTCAACGTGACCGAGTTCGCCCAGAACTCGCTTTCCCAGGCCGAGTCGGCAATCAAGCAACTGGCGCAGGAACTCGGCGGCCTGGGCCAGGTGCCCGTCGAGGTGCTCCAGCAGTTTGACCGGCTGACCGAGTTGGCCCGCGATGCCAACGCCGAGACGATCTACCAGAAGTATGCGATTCAGCAGGTGGACCGTGCGTCCCGCACGTTCACCGACACGCTGCGGCAGCAGGCAGACGCGAGGCGGGCCGACGCGGATGCGGCCAGGGCTGCGGCCGACGCTGCCGCTCGCACCGCCCAAGAGGCCCGGCGGCGAGTGGCCGACTTGGCGAACGCCGGGCTCACCGACGCCGAGACGAGCCGCCTGCAACTCAACCGGGACTTGCTGGCGATTGGCCAGGAACTGCGGGCGGCAGAAGATGCGTTGGCCCAGGCGAAGCAAGCCAACGACGCCAAGAGCATCGCTGCCGCCAACGAACGTCTACGGCTCGCGGGCGAGGCCACGAAGCAGGCGAGGGCTCAGGATCGCGAGCGGCAGCTGCAAGCCCTCGGCGTGGATGCGAATATCCTGAAGCCCGCCACGTCCATTGCCGACCAGTTCA